GGGCGAGATGGTTCGGTCGCGCATCATCCTCCAGAACAACATCCAGGCGCTCAGTGGCGTCGACATCATGGCGATGCTCCCGCCCGCGGTGCTCGCCGATCTGAAACAGCGCGACCCCCACCCGTTCCTCCAGGCCTATTCGATCTGTCACGAGGGCGTGAGCACTCCGACGCTGCTCGGCGATACCGCGCGGCCGATCCACTGGACGCGGAAGGCGCTTCAGTCGATGAGGGCGTTCGCGCTCAAGGGCATCCGTTTCTTCCTCGGCCACAACGCCGACAACTCCACCGAGGGTCGCCCGTCCCTCGGCGAGATCGTGTGGGACGGGCAGAAGGAAATCGACGGCATACTGCATCACGTCGTCATCGGGCATTTCCCCGATCGTTCGAAGGTGCAGGCCCTCGACATCTGCTCCCAGGAAGGAGAGTGGACGTTCTTCGAGGCGGCAGGCCAGTGGTTCGCGGACAAGCTGCATGCGATCACCGGCATCGCCCTCGCCAACTCACAGACCGACCGGCCGGCCTTCGCGGGCGCCCGTAGGCTCGCGATGGTGCAGGCCATGGCCGATGGCGACGAGGAGGATGACGATCCCCCGCCGCGCCGACAGACCCCCCCCAAGAAGGAGACGAAGAAGATGAGCGACATCGACCTGAGCACCGTACCGTTCAGCAAGCTCGTGCAGGAAATGCAGACGCGGCAGACGGTTCCGAGCCAGCTCTTCAAGTTGGAAGACCTGAAGAAGGACCCCGCTTTCGCGAAGGTGTTCGCGGACAGCGAGGCGCTGGACAAGACCGTCAAGGAACGGGAGGCGGAGCTCAAGAAGCTCAAGGACGAGAAGCTCGCGGCCGACAAGGCTCTCGCCGCGACGACCGCGAAGACGCGGTTCGAAACGATGGTCGATTCCATGACGCTGACGCCGAAGCAGAAAACGTTCGTCAAGGAGTCGTTCCCGAAGCAGATGGAAGACGTGAGCGACGCAGCCCTGCAGACGTTCATCGAGGGAAAGCTCGAGGACTTCAAGGTGGCCGCCAAGGCGTTCAACGTCACGGACGAGCTGCCCGCCCAGGGCGGCGCGCAGCAGAAAGCAGGGGACAAAGACGACCTCACGAAGGCCGCGAACAATCCCCTGCTCGAGGAAGACGCGGAGATCGCATAGCTCCGCACACCACTTCTGATCGGAGGAAATCATGGGACCTTTTCTTGCGAAGGACGTCACGATTTACGACGAGCTCTGGGACGTCGAAGCCGCCAGCGCGGCGACGCTCAAGGGTGACGCCGCGGTCGTGCAGGACGTGTTCGGCTTCTACGCCAAGGATGCCGAGTCGGCGACGGAGGAGATCTCCTTCATCTACCGATGCCGGCAGGTCCAGGCGGACAAGAAGGTCGGCACCGGCGAGGCGATCCTGGCCGGCGACCGCCTGTACTACATCGTCGCGGACGGGAAGGTGTCGCCGACGGCGTCGGGCACCCCGGGCACCGACTCCTACTTCTGCGGGTGGGCGAAGAAGGACGCGGGAGCGCTGGAAACGACCGTGCTCATGAACTTCGACGGCACCCGCTACAACGAGACGCTGTAAGGCGACTCGGAATCCACTCTCGGAAGGAGCACATGCCTTGAAAACTTCCTACATCGCGAAATCGGACGACCTGCTCTTCGAGACCATCGAGAAGGGTCTCGACAAGGGTGATCGGGTCGCCCTCGGTCAGGTCCGCGTCGCCCTGCAGGCGTTCCTCATGCGCCCGAAGGTCGAGGTACGCAAGCGGATCCAGGGGCTCGCAGCCATCAAGCTGCAGGCCATCACCGGCGTTTCGACGGACTTCGCCAAGCTCGTCAGCGACGCCTTCAACGTCACCATCGGAGCCGACAACTTCGACCTGGGCTACCAGAGGGCGTTCCGCGACGTGCCCCTCGGCACCCGCCAGGACACCTGGGACATCTACGATGTCCAGAACGGTCTGACCTTCCGGCTCGTGCCCGAAGGCGACCGCATCCAGGTCGACAACCTCACCGGCTCGCTGGTCACGGCGCACGTGGACTACTACGGTGGCGCGCTCGGTTGGACGGATAAGATGATCCGCTACCGCAAGGTGGCGGCCATGGTCGACATGGCGCAGATCTTCCGCAACCGGTTCTGGTCGAACAAGGCCGACAACCACTACCTGCTGCTGGCGACGGCGGCGGCGGTGGCTGGCCAGACGACCACCTACCAGGGCGCGGCAGCCGATGGTCAGCTTCGGCGCGACATCCTGACCATCAACGAAGCTGCCTTCCAGCTCGCCAATCGGTGCAAGGACAAGGGCTACGGCGATACCGCGAGCCTCCCGCTCGTGCTGTATGCCAACCCGAAGGACAAGGGGCGGATCCTCGCGGCGTTCGCCGCGACGACCGGCCAGATGACGAACGTGGCGGGTGGTGCAGTGGCCATCCACTGGAACATCACCCCGATCTTCACGTTCAACGCGAATATCGTGGCCGACCACCCGATCCTGGTGCTCCCCGGCGCCAAGATCCAGGCCGCCGAGGACATGCCCCCGACCACGTTCACCGCGCCCAAGGACCCGCTGACCCTCAACGAGGTGCAGTCCGTGTGGTCGATCTACGGCGCGGTCGTCGCTGACACCGATCAGTGCCAGCGCATGAACCTGTCGTAAGCGAGAAGAAGGAAAGGCGAGATGACAGCGCCCGTCGTCATCGTAGGAACCAACAGTTGGACCACCATCACGCAGGCCGACGCTTACTTTGCCGCCTCCTACGGCAGGGCGGCATGGTCGGCCCTCACGCTTCTTCAGAAGACGCAGCTCCTCATCACCGCGTGTCTCTGGATTCGTCAGCAGTCTACGCTTTCGGTCCCATTGACAGACACGACGGCCACCGTGAGGAACGCGCAGATGGAAGCCGCGTGGTTCGTGCACAACTGGTTCGGCGAATACGAGAAGCGGCGGGCGCTCATTTCCAGCGGAGTGAAAACGTTCAAGGTCCTCGACTTCTCTGAATCCCTCGGGGAGGTGACGTTCCCGGCGTTCATCGCCGACATGCTCTCGGATTACGCCGTGAGCACCACGCATCAGTTCCCGCGTATGAGTCGCGATCTGGAGGCCAACGCGAGCAATGAGTAGCGCCGACGAGATCCGCCGAGCACAGCGCATCATCATCCTCAAAGACCGTCTGCGGAGGGTCACGGATTCGATCGATCGCGTTGTGCGCGAGATCGGCGCAACCACGGAGACCTCGAGCGCCTACTGGGAGCGCGTGAACATCCGATTGCGCGCCGAGTACCGCATGGCCCAGGAGATCATGCGAGGGTGGGCGACGAGCGAGATCCAGCGTGAGTACCTTGGAAAACTCTCGGCCGTCATCCGCGACATTAAGGGCCGCGTGATCCGACCCGCGAATCCTGTCGACTACAAGGCCTTCAGCAAGAGCAACAATACCAAGCAGTCCCTCGCCGCGCTCCTCGAGGAGACCCTCACCGCGTACACCACAGGCCTCGTCGCCGGGCAGGCGACGCTGATCAGGGTGGGGCGCCTCACGCAGCAGGTGCTCATCTCCGAGGCGAAGGTGAACAAGGCCATCGCCTCGGGGTTCTTCGAATCCGGGAGCGGCTCCGTCGCGAAGCGGCGGCTGCGGGATGCGCTGCTGAAGAAGGCCCTGGACGGCAAGTATGTCGTCATCGTGGACAAGAATGGGGAGCTGCGGCAGTACGCGGTCGACAACTACGCGGAGATGGTCGCGCGTACGAAGCTCGCCGAGGCCTCCACGCAGGCGGTGCTCGATACCTCGGCGACCGTGGGGAACGACCTCGTCCAGGTATCGGCGCACAATACGAAGTGCGAGATTTGCGCCGAGTTCGAGGGGAAAATCTACTCGCTCTCGGGAAGCGATCCCGACTTCCCCGTACTCTCTGACGAGCCGCCATTTCACCCCAACTGTCAGCACTCGATCTCGATCGTCTACAAGGAGGCGCTGCAGCGCGACGGAACCCTATCGAAGTACATCGACTTCTCCAATGGCGAGAGTGATCAGCATCCCACACGCGGTGGGTGGATCCCCGTCGCCGATCGCGAGCTGCATTGATGCTCGAGCTGCAAAGCCTGCTGCGATCGGTCCTCAAGGGCGAGGCTCGTCACACGCGCCCGCAGCGCCCACCCGACAACTGCCTCACCATCCGCGACGTCGTCAAGATGCGCATGCAGCAGGACCCCGACATGAACGGGGTCGACGCGACCTGGCTGCGCATCCAGCTCGAGGCCGTCATCAATGGCCAGAGCGCCAAGATCGGGCCGTTCGACGGAGTCGATGGCGCGTGGAAGGGCGAGCCCTGTTTTGTCCTGGGCGCGAGCCCCGGGCTGCGCAACGCCATGAACCAGGGCTTTCGCTTCGACATGCTCGACGGCTTCCATACGATCGCCGTCAACCACGTCATAGAGGACTACCCGCGCGCGGAATGGCTGCTTTTCCTCGACAAGCGTTTCGTCGACATCTGCAAGATCAACCTCCTGCGGGATTACAAGGGGCGGATGTTCGCGCACATCAAGGCCCGCCTCGAGCCCAGCAAGCGCGTGACCGTCTTCTACACCCAGGGCGACGGCCCCTCCGAGCATCTCGTCCAGGGGCTTTTCACGTTCATCGCCAGCGGCCTCAACGCGATCAACCTCGCCCTGATCAGCGGGGCCAACCCGATCTACCTCATGGGTCTCGACAGCGGTGGGCAGACCGACGATACGATCTCCACCCACTACAAGACTGGATATACGGGCGAGGTGATCAAGCCGGGTGGCATTGAGAAGTTCAAGCGCCGCGTGCCCGAGATCCTGCTTCGGTATGCTCCCTATGCCGACCGCTTCCGCAACGTCGACCCACTCGGGAACATCACGGTGTTTCCGAAGATCAGCATCCGCGAGATCCCTGAGCTCGCGGGGAAGTTCGCCACATGAAGGTGCTACACGTGGGCACGCTCCCCATCGAGCGCATGGGCGTCCTCACACGGATCCTCGTGAGCGGCGGAGCCGGCGAGCATCGTTACATGACCATCGAGGAGTATGGTCGGGCCACCCCCGGGCAGGTGGACGTCGTCGTCCTGCACTGCTTCAAAGCCTCGTGGGAATGGTTCCGCGACTTCCTCGCGCCCGCTGGCGCGAAGCTCGTGTCGTTCGTCCACTCCACGACTCCCTGCGTGCCGGCGGCGGCCTCTGATGCCGTTGTGGCGCTCACGCACGCATCCGCCGACCAGGTACGGAGAGCGACCGGCGCCGTGCCGCTCGTGATCTCGGGCGCCCTCGAGGACCACGAGGAAGACGCGAAGGCCGACCTCGACGGCCAGGTGTTCGGCATCGTAACCCGCAACGCCCCCGGGAAGCTGCATCCGCTCTGGAACGAGATGGCCGCGGAGGTGCTCGAGGCGGTTCCCGGGGCGAGTCTGCACATGATCGTCGACAATACCGAGGGCCTGCTCGAGCATCCACGGGCCACGTACGACACCACGATGCCGATCGGGACCCCCACCTCCGAGAAGCTTCGGCGGCTGCGGAAGCTCGCGGTGGCGGTCCTCGCTCATGGCGACTTCGAGGAAACGTTCTGTGTGGCAGCCCTGGAATGCATGGCGGCGGGGCTGCCGGTGCTCTACCTCTACCAGCCCGCCCTCCGCGAGGTGATAGGCGATGCGGGGGTCTGCTTCCACTCGATCGACGGGTTGAAGCGCGGGCTCCTGCGGTTGCTTGCCGACGAGGCGCTTCGGGTGCAGATGGCGTTCAACTCGCTTCAGCGGGCGGAGTGCTTCAGCCGGAAACGGATGCTGCTCGCATGGGATCGGCTACTGGAGGGGGTGACCCGATGAAGGTAGCCGCCGTCACCTGCGCGCGCATGGACAGCGAACGGTTCCCCGGGAAATGCCTCGCGCGCCTGCGCGGGCGCCCGCTCCTCCAGTACACGATCGACTTCGCTCGCACGATCGGCTGGCCGCTGTTCGTCAATACCTACGACCTCACGATCATGCGATACGTCGCGGCTCAATGCCCGATCATCTTCGAGCCCGAACGTTTCTATGGCGAGCGGCAGGAGGGCCTGGAGTTCGAGATGATGCAGTTCGTCAACCGCATCGTCGATGCCGACCACCTCGTGCTCCTCCAGCCCACGCACCCGATCCGCGACGTGTGCGCGGTCGACTCGGCCATGAAGCAGTTCGCGCTCGAGCGCGGAAGCCGCGGCGCTTCGGTCGTCGAGACGGGCGAGGAGAGCGGCAGTTTCTACCTGTATTCCCGGGCGTACCTCGAGAGCGGCGACGACAATCACCCGATGCGGTTTCCCGAGGCCCGGCCGATCGACATCCACACCCGCTCCGATCTGGAGGAGGCAGAACGATGCATACCCGCGTGATGCTCGAACTGGGATGCAACCACCAGGGCGACCTCGACATCGCGCGTCGGCTGATCGACGAAGCCGCTGCCCTCGGCGTCTTCGGCGTGAAGATGCAGAAGCGCAGCCCCGAGGAGATCCCGCCCGAGGTGCGCGACGCCCCGCGCAAGCCCGAGAACTCCTTCGGGGAGACGTACTATGAGCATCGGCGGGCCCTCGAGTTCACGGTCGACGAGGTCGCGAAGCTGAAGGAGCACGCCGAGGCGCAGGGGCTCGCATTCGCCGAGTCCGTGTTCGATCACCCGAGCCTCAAGCAGATGCTCGAGCTCGGCGTGAAATACATCAAGCTGCCCTCGCAGTTCCTCAACGATCCAGCGCTCAACTTCGAGTTGATGCTCCACCGGTCCAACGTCTCCAGCCTCGTCGCCATGCATTCAACCGGGATGCATACGACGTGGGAGGTCCTGGAAAACCGGTGGCTGCGGGACTACGACGTCACCTTCTACTGCCGCTCGATCTATCCGCATGGGGTGGATCAGATCGACCTCGGTTCCGCGCGCATGATCTACGGAGCCATTGGAGATCCCGGTCGCTGCGGCTACTCCTCGCACGACAAGGACGGGCTGCAGATCCCGTGGTTCATCATCCTTGGGGCGTCGTGGGTTGAGCGGCACTTCACGCTCGACAAGGCGATGAAGGGCAGCGACCACCACACGGTTTCCAGCGATCCGGCGGAGATGCGCCGCATCCTCACGAGCATCGAAGAGACCGAGGCGATGCTCGAATGCAAGAACCTCAACGCTCTCGTGTCGAAGGAGGAGATCGCCGCGCGGCAGTTCTACATGGGGGACAAAAAGTGAATCGCGGCATCATCGTCTCCATCCAGGGCTACCACTATAAGACCATCTCAGAGCTCGCGATGGATGCGATCAACGCCGAGTGCGTCGGGCTTCGCACGGACAAGCGCCTTCTCATCCCGGCAGAAAAGCGCGTTCCGATCATCGGGCTTCGGAAGATCAAGGTCAATGATTGCAAGGCCGAAGCCTACATCACCCCCACGATCGAAGACGTGCAGGCCGTCGAGCCCTGGGCTGACTTCATCGCCATCGACTTTCGCACCTGCAACCCCAACCTCAACCGAGTCTCGAAATACTGCCGCGAGCGGAAGCTCAAGGTCATCGCCGACATCGAGACCTATGAGGATTTCCAGAACCTCCGAGACCGCGGCTACTACTACTCGTTCGTGGCGACGACGCTGGCGGTCTTCCGCTTGTTGTTCCGCCCGAACCTGCGCCTGGTCGAGAAGATCGCGAAGGAGGAGAAGAACCTCATCGCCGAGGGCAACTTCTCCGCGCGGCGGGACGTGCATGCGGCGTTCGAGGCCGGCGCCCACTGCGTGTGCATCGGGGGGGCCATCTCGAACGTCTACAAGCTCACGAAGAAATACACGAGCATACCGGTATGACGCCAGTTGATAAGAAACTACGAGACTATTGGGACCATCCGAATTACGAGGCCAATTATCTCGGGAGGAACGACAAGCGCGAATGGATGCTTGAGAACTTCCGTAAGCTGGTAACCTCAAGAGTGCCATGCGAAGGGAAAACGGTCATTGATTTCGGATGCGGCGGCGCGCTTCTAGGATATTTACTACTCACGGAATGTAATACCAAGCGATATGTCGGCTATGACCTGTCATCCGAGAGCATACGAATCGCGCGCGAAAATCTGGCTGGGCTCGGCGGGGCTGAACTAATCTACTTCGAGGAGCATGCCTGGGACTTCGCCTCATGGAAGCCAGACGTATTTGTGAGCATTGCATGCATGATCCATTTCGTGTCCACCAGGTACCTCACCAACTTCCTGCATGACGTCAACAACTGCGGGGCAGGACATCTAGTACTCGAAATCTGCGACCGGGGCGTTGGAAATTCCTTCCCTGACATTCCAACTAATACGCAATACGGACCTAGAAAAATCTGCCTGACGAATGAGTCTTTCGTCTCGAAACAACTCGGAAGATACAAGCTCATCGAAAAGACAGACCCCAAAGATAACCGGCTCGGCGACATGTTCCTCTGGTACGAAATGGATATGGGGGATGTCACGTGATTGAATCGAGGATCGGAAAAATGCGGCAGGGCCTCCTCGATCTCGTTGCATATATAAATCTCCGCATCCCGACAGCCGGTCTCGATCTCATCGAGGTGGGGAGTTACAAGGGAGACTCCGCGAGGATCTTCGCCTCCGCATTTCGATCCGTGACGTGCGTGGACGCATGGGATCAGACGACATTCAACGTTCCCGGGGTGCTCGCAACGGATGCCGAAGCCGAGTTCGATCGAGTGACTGCGGTACTCGCGAACGTACGCAAGATCAAGGGGCCATCGCTCGAGATTGCCAAGCGGCCCGATCTCTTCTGCGATGTTCTGTATATTGACGCTGGCCACGACTACGATTCGGTCTCCGAGGATCTCGATGCATGGGAGGGGAGAGCCAGGCTATTCGTGTGCGGGCACGATTACTGGCCGTCGCGATTCCCGGGTGTGGTGCGAGCGGTGAACGAGCGATTCGGAAAGCCCGATGCCGTGTTCTGCGATACTTCGTTCGTGGTGGCGGTGAAATGACGTACGTGGTCGACATCGACAACACGCTGCTGCGAAGCGACGGCCCCCCGGCCTACGAGAACGCCGTCCCACTCGCGCAGGAGATCGAGGCCGTCAACGCAGCTTTCGCCGCCGGCAACACCATCGTGATCCACACGGGGCGCGGGGCGGATAAGGAGTTGCTGACCCGGCGGCAACTCGAGCGCTTCGGCGTGCGCTTCCATAAGCTCGTGATGGGCAAGCCTGACGGCGTGTGCGTGGACGCGGATGCGCTGACCACGCTGAGGGGGAAATGGTGAACGACCTCGCCGCCCGGATGAAAGAGAGATGGGAGACTATCTCCACGCGCCACGCCCATCTTGGGGTGGACGGGGAACGGCAGGAAATGTTCGATCGGTACCGCGGGCTCGTGACGAATCGCATCGATGTCACGGGGAAACGGGTGATCGATTTCGGCATGGGCGGGGGGCTCCTGGGGGAGTACCTGCTGAGATTCTTCAACCCCGCATGGTATGTCGGATACGACATAGCCGAGCGCAGCATGGCCGTCGCCACCGAGCGGCTCGCGCCATGGCAGAACAAGGACCTCATCCTCCTCCGCCGGCATCGGTGGTCGTTCCGCGATCAGCGGCCCGACCTGATCGTGTGCCTCGCCTGCATCATCCATTTCCCGACGAGGGTCTACCTCGAGAACGTGCTGCACGAGATGAACGTGTCGGGGGCGCAGCACCTCGTGCTCGAGATCAGGAACACCGGGGCGGGCACCGTCTTCCACCCCGATCCCTACTCGACGAACCGCAAAACCCTGCTCGCGTGCATCACGACGCCGGAGTATGTGAGCGAACACCTGCCCAGCTACGAGCTACTCGAGGCGAGCGAGCCATCCGAACCCACGCACCTCCAGGTGCTCTGGTACGAAAGGCGATAGATGCTCGGGATCTACCTGACGGATGAAGTCGACATCCTCACCGTCGCCCACGACGCCAACGGCGTCGAGACCACCACCGCGCAGCTCGCCGTGGCCGCCCGCGTATCCGAGCGCCACAGGCTCGTGCTCGACCTCTCGGGGAAGGAAGTCGTGGGGACGATGCAGGTGCTCCTCGAGGGGTCCGCCGCGATCGCGCACACCTCACGGGTGAAGATCAAGAAGATCAATGGTGTCGCGTATTCGATGCCCGACAAGCCGTGGCAGGTGAAGTCGATCAGCAGGGGCCACGCCTTCGGATCGGGGTCGGAGTTCACGGAGGTATGGGTCTGATGGCGTGGAGCCCGCTTACCAGCAACGTCACCGATACCCTCACCCCCGGGCTGAAGAAGTTCTTCAAGGATGCCGGCGTCGGGGTGAAGGCGAAGGACACCGCCAACTTCAAGGCACTGGCGGCCGTGGGGCTCCAACTCCTCAACTTCACCCTCAACGGATCCAGCAAGGAGAAGGTCGTCCCGCCGATCCGCTGGGGGGTGCTGCGAGGATCCGGGAGCGTGTTCGCCGATGGCGTGTTCCTCGGCGACACGAAGGCCAACCACCCCAACGGCACCCCGAATCAAGAGTACAGCGACAGCGCGAAGCCAGGAGACGTCGTGGTCGGGTTCAACACCGCGTATGCCGCGCGCTGGCATGAGCGGCAGTTCGTGCCGGGCGGGGTGCGCCCGAGCCGCCAGGCGGTGGCGAATCCCGACATGCTCGTGGACGTCGGGAATAAGTTCGTCGAGAAGCACCTGCGCGCTGATGGGGAAGTGCTCCTCGGGCTGTACGCGGACATCTTCAAGAAGGAGATGGGCACATGATCTACAACCTCGCCCAACTCCTCCGCGCGAAGTTCCCCACCGAGACCTTCTACGTGAATGGCCGCGTGCTGCTGGCGGGGCAGACGGCGATACCCGATCGGTGCGTGCTGCTCACCGACACCGGCGGAACGGAGCAACCGTGGACGCAGTACCAGCACCTCACGGTGCAGGTGATCGCCCGCGACGTCGACGCGCCGCACGCTCGCGAGCTCGCGCATTCGGTCTTCGAGTATCTGACGGGGCGGTTCGGCGTGGTGCTGCCCGCCATCACGGTCGACGGTGTCGTTCACGCGGCGGTGCTGACGGCGCAGATCTCCGCGATCCAGGTGCCCTACAACCTCGGCGCGGATGAGGAGGGAAGAATCGAGTACGCGAATAACTACCAGGTGATCCGCGAACGTTAACCCGGCCCGTTGGGCCGGCCGTGAGAATCTGAGCGAAGGAGTATCTGAATGAGCGCACCTATCGGAAGCAACTTCATCGAGGGTGTCCTCGGGGTTGTGAACCTGAACTTCGACGGCACCGATCTCGGCAAGACACTCGACGAGGCCTCCATCGAGTTCATCGAGGACATGAAGAGCATCAAGTATGCTCAGAATGGGACGCAGGACTACGACAAGATCCCCACCGGCCAGGGATACCGCGTTACCTGCAAGCTCGGAGAGCCGACGTGGGCTCGGCTGGAGAAGCTCATGCGGGGCATCACGGTCTCGGGCGGCGGCAACAGCGCCAAGCTGGGCCGGGACATCTACCGCTCGGGCCGCACGAACTTCGCCAAGGTGCTCATCCTCACCCGCGTCGACAGCGAGGGTGTGGTGTCCACCGACCCGAAGTTCAAACTGACGTTCTACCTCGCGATCCCCACCGTGACCGGTCCCATCGGGGCCTTCGGCCCTGACACGCAGCGAGCCGTCGAAGTCGCCTTCGACTGCATGTATGACGAGACCACCGGGCACAAGGCGTTCGGGTACGCGGGCGTCGCGTCCAGCCTCGGGCTCACGGCGTAGCGGCCGCGGGCGCGCGTGAATCATAGGAAGCAGACGGAAAGGGGAGGGTGATGAGCATCGAGAAATTCGTTGCCCCGAAGAAGATCGAGATCGAGGTTGAAGCCCTCGACGGCACCATGGCTCATTTCGAGGTGGAGAAGATCACCTCGGAGATGATCCAGCGGGTCACGAGCGCCGGCGGCCGCGCGGAGAAGGACGCCATGGGCGCGATGTGCGAACAGATGGCCGTGTACTTCGGCGGCTCCGCGAAGGACTTCCGGGACCGCTTCGACGCGCGGGTGCTGAAGAACGTCATCGTCTGGATGAACGAGCAGATCCGAAACCCTACGTAGCGGCGGGACGACAAATCCTGCCGCTCGTGAGGGCGGGTTTTTCGCTCTCGGACATCGAGAGATTGTGCGCGGCTGAGGATGTGCGGACGTTGGGGAGCGTGCTCGAAGAAGCACGAAAGCAGACCCGTATCGAACGTCTACTGGCCAAACTCGACATTGCCGAGGCAGTCAACCATGCGATCGTGGGTTCACAGGCCGACAAACAGAAGCGAAACCAGGCCGGCTTTCAGCGCTGGATTCAGGGGATCGAGCGGACCATCGCGAAGCTCCAGGATCAGCGCGTGGAAACGGTGTGGGATCGGCTGCCTCGCAGGTCGCGAAAGATAGGGAAGTAAATGGCGTTCGACGCCGGCAGCGTTATCGGCCACTTCAAGCTCGACTCCGCGCAGTACGTGGGGGCCGGGAAAGAGGTCACGAAGCATACCGGCACGATGACCGGCAGCTTCTTCAAGGCGCAGGTAGCGTTCGAGGCGGTGAAGCGCGCGCTCGCGGCCGTGGTGAATGCCGTGAAGGGCAGCGTCACCTCGTGGATCAGCCAGGAGAAGGCTATCGCCCAGACCGAAGCCGTGCTCCGATCCACGGGCGGCGTCGCGGGGATGACGAAGGCTGCGGTGCTCGACCTCTCGGACGGGCTCATGGCCCTCACCGGGATCGAGGACGATCAGATCCTCGCCGCCGAGAACCTGCTGCTCACGTTCACGAAGATCGGGAAGGACATCTTCCCCCAGGCCACGGAGACCGTGCTGGATATGTCCGTCGCCATGGGCACGGACGCGAAGAGCGCCGCGGTGCAACTCGGCAAGGCGCTGCAGGACCCGATCCTCGGCGTAACCGCCCTGCGCAGGGTCGGGGTGAACTTTAACCAGGCGCAGACGGACGTGATCAAGAACCTCGTGCAGACGGGCCGCGCCGGCGAAGCTCAGGCGATGATCCTCAAGGAGCTGCAGAAGGAGTTCGGCGGCTCCGCGCAGTCGGCGCGCAACACCTTCGGCGGAGCGCTCGCGAACCTGAAGAACCAGATCGGTGAGAACCAGGAGGCCATAGGGAAGTACATCGCCATTGCAGGTCGCCCCTTCGTCGAGGAGCTGGGGAAGATGGCGCAGTCGACGGCCGACTTCATGAACTCGGCAGCGGGCATGGCCAAGATTCAGGCCGTGCTCGGACCCATGGCGGGCACCCTTTCGGTGCTGTTCTCCATCGGGAAGGAAGTCTGGAACCTGTTCAAGAACTTCGCCGGGGGCGTGCTCGAGGACGTGAAGACCGGGTTCGCGGATGTCGTGGGGAAAGGTAACGAGAGCAATGTGATCTTCACCGTGCTGGGGGGCGTGGTGAAGACCGTGGGGATCGGCTTCGGGATCCTCGGCAAGTCCGTGCATCTCGTCATTCAGTGGGTGGTCGACCTCGTGCGGGTGGCGAAGGAGAGCGTGGACGTGCTCTCGGCCCTGGGCGACGCGCTCGCGCATCCGCTGCAAAAGGAGAAATGGGAGAAGGTCGGCAAGGAAGCGACCGAGGTGTGGGACAGCATCAAGGCCGCCGGCCTGAATGCCTTCGGCAACCTCAAGGATATCGTCACCTCGACGATCGAGGAGTTCAAGAGCTTCGCCACCGACTCGAAAGCCACCGGCGGCGACCTCGCGAAGGTCTATGAGGAAGCCGTAGCAAAGATGAACAAGGCCTTCGCGGACTTCGCCCTGCAGGCTGGCGTGGTGATCCCCACGACCATTGCCACCGGCAATGACGAGGGGGCGAGCGACGTCAAGAAGTCGTGGACGGAGGTCTTCAACGAGCTCACCACGGCCGCGGACGATGCGGCCGCGACGTACGGGGCATTCAGCTACGAAGCCAAGGAGGCCACCCAGGCGCTTGCCGACCACATCATGAAGCTCTCGCAGGAGAGCAGCGCCGAGTGGCAGGCGACGTACGACTCCCTGCTCAAAGCCGCGCGCGAGGCGATCGCGACCTTCGGCGCCTACTCCACTGAGGCCGCCGCCGCGATCCAGGCCTTGCTTAAATTCACGGGGCAGGAGACAGAGGATGCAGCGGAGGATGTGAGAACCTCGTGGTCGGAGACCTTCGACGAGCTGTCGGGCGAAGTGAAGAAGGCCGCCGCCGAGTTCGGCGTGTTCTCCATCGAAGGCCGCAGCGCGATCAACGCACTGTCGGACCACGTGCTCGGGCTCGCCCAGGACATCGGGGGGGTGCTTTCGCAAGCCGTCTCGGGGATCGCGGGCGTATCCGAGCAGTATTACGATAACCAGCAGGTAGCGCTCGACAATGACTACAAGCGGCGCAAAGCGTACATCGAGGCGAACGTCACCGATGAGGCCGAGCGGGCCGAGCAGCTCGAAGCCCTCGACGCTGATTACGCGAAGAAGAGCGCGGCGGTCAAGAAGGCGCAGTTCGAGGCACAGAAGAAGGCCTCGATCATCCAGGCGATCATCTCGACCGCGCAGGCGGTGATGACGTCCTACTCGCAGTTCGGGTTCCCGTTCGGTCTGATCCCGGCGGGGATCATGGCGGGGATCGGGGCCGCGCAGATCGCGGTGATCGCCTCGCAGCCCACGCCGGAGTTCGCGGCCGAGGGCGGCACCTTCTCGCCGGGCGACCGGGTGATCGTGGGCGAGCTCGGCCCAGAGCTGCTGACGGTCGGGCAGACGAGCACCATCACCCCGGCGGAGGACCTGGCGGCGGCCGTGGGGATCGGGCGCGAGGAGAAGCCGGTCCATCTCCAGGTGAGCACCTACCTCGACGGCAGACAGCTCATCGGCACCGTACAGGCGGCGATCCGCAACGGGCGGCTGATCATTCAGCCGAAGGACGTGCGATGAAAATCCTGTACGATAACCCGCTCGACGACTGCACGATTTCCGGCTCGGAGCGCTCCGGATTCCCGATGACGAATGTGCAGCACATCCACCTGAGCAGGAGATGGCGGTCGCTGACGCTGTCGGCCGAGGCGCTGCTATTCAACGCCGGGGCCGGTAACACAATCGACATCGATACATTCGCGATCATCCAGCACAACTTCTCCGCCACGGCATCGGTGAAGCTGCAGATGAACAGCGCCGACGACTGGACGACGCCGCCGGTGGACGAAACGCTCACGTGGAGCGCGGGGATCATCGCGAAGTTCTTCACCTCGACGAAGAGCTACCAGTACCTTCGCGTGCTCATCACCGATGCGGCGAACGCTGATGGGTACCTCGAGATCGGCCGCATCATGGCGGGGCTGCACCTGTACCTCTACCAGCCGCTCGAGGGGATACTCGACGAGGTCGAGGACTCGACGGTCGTTTCGATATCGATCACCGGACAACCGTTCGCCGATCTCGGCACGGTTGCGCGCGTGTACGAGGTGCCACTCGGGACGATCCCGGTAGCCACGCGGACGGCGATCAAAGCGCTCTATACGGCAATGGGCAAGCACACGCCCATGGTGGTGTTCCCTGACGAGGCCGACCCGACGACGTTCCCGCCGATCTACGCCCTGCTGATGGAGGGCCGGATCTTCAAGCACGCGGGGAGTGTGCACTGGGACTGTGAATCCCTTCGGTTCAAGGAGGCTTTTTAAATGGCCTTTTCCCAGGTGACGGTGGTCGCCAACCAGATAGAAAAAGGACGCATCGGCTACCAGGCGATTTCGCTGACGAACTTCGACTCTGACACAGATGAGCCGCAGATCGCGGCGGGGAGCAAGGTCGAGATCGGCGGGGCGCTATTCGACGCCGATGCGAACGAGAGCATCGCGGGGTGGGCGGACATCGCGAACAGCAGCGACGTGTACATCCACCTGACGGTGAGCGGGGCGTCGGTGACGGCATCGTTCTCGACGACGGCGCCGACGTGGGACACAGCGAAACAGGGGTGGTACTCGGGGGCGGTCCGCGTGATCGGCGGTCTCTACAAGGACGGCAGCGGGAACTACGCGCGCAAGTGGCTGTACGAGGAAAAGCAGGTCGCGAGCGTGAAGCGGTATGGTAACGGGGCGGTTGTGCTCGCGGACGATCTGACTGTCACTGGTGATCTGAGTACAGCAACTATGGCGGCGACCGGCCTCGCCTCATGCGGAAGCCTCCAGGCTGGCAGCGCCGACACCGCATGGAAACGGAAGGTTGTCGAGATCGGCGACTGGAACATGGATACCACCGCATCCGTAGTAGTGCCCTCTGGAGTACCAGTAAGCGGTACCAAAATTCGGCGGGTGAGTGCGACGATCAGAAGTGATGGTGCGGCGAGCTATCCAGTGCCATGTATGAATAGTTCGGGAGCCGCACAGGCATGGATTGGCGATACTAACATGGGCGCTACTGGAGGGATAGAACTCTTCCGGCTTACCGGTGGAACTTTCGATAATTCCGCTTTTGATTCTACATCGTATAACCGGGGCTGGGTAACTTTTGAGTACGAAGCATGAGCGGCCCGATCCTCGCCTTCCTTCTGACCGTTCCGCTTCTCTGCCATCCCAGTCTCACTGAAGCCACGCTCGCCGGCGGCTACCACGCCGGCCCGCTCTATGCGTCCGTCGCCATCACAACGCGGATGGAGATGGAGATACCGCTCTGGAACTATGTCCCGCAAGATGTCATGTGGGACTTCCGTTTCGGCATCAGCGCCGCAGGCTTCGACTGCTACCTCTCGCGATTCTGCCGGCATGACGTATTCGGCGATTCCCCGGACATCGGGGGACTGCGCCTCGTCCTCTCGTGGAGCAACTGGCAATGAGCCTCGCCAGCGTCGAAGCCCTGAAGCCGAACACGAAGAAGATCACACTCGTCGAGCTGGACCTCGGCACGCGACAGAAGGTGTGGTTTAACTATTCGGCGTTCACCTACTACGTCGACTTCGACGCCGTGTATGATCGCATCGACCCGGCATTCCTCGCCGGCGTCTCGGCGCAGTCGATCGTCTCGGTCGGCTCGGTCTCCTCGGATGCCGCGCGCCTCGCCAGCAAGAGCAGCATCGCGGCCGTCGAGAGCACGGAGCTGTCGTTCTACTGGGACGCCTCCACACGCCGCGTCTACATCCATCTCCAGGGCGGCGGCGAGCCCTCGCTGCATCGCATCACCCTCGGCGTCGTCTATGGCGTGGCAAATCACGCCGGGGTGTACGGCGGGACCTACTATGAGGGTCGCCTCAAAAGCGCGCCGGCGATCTCCAAGCGTCGCGACCCGCTGTTTTTCGGCCGCCTCAGTTTCGAAGGCGGGCAGATCACCATCGACAATACAGACGGGTTCTTCGACCGCATCGGAGAAGACAACGACGTGTTCGGCAACAGCGTGCGGATTCTCCAGGGCTTCGAGGGGTTCGACTATACCGATTTCGTGCGCATGGGGCAGGGGCTCATCGAGACGATCCGCGTTGGCCGCGACACGCTCGAAGTCGGCATGGTCGACGGGCGCAAGGCGCTCTCGCGCCGGGCCCCCTCGCGCGTCTTCGACGTCGCTACCTACCCGAACATCAAGCCGGGGAACATCGGGAAGGCCATCCCGCTCGCCTACGGGGTGCTGCTCAACGTGCCCGTAGTCTGCACGAACGAGGCTGAGACCGGGTCGCCCGCGACCTACTCCTTCAAACTGTGCGACTGCACGGACCATCCCATCGATGCGATCACTGCGGTCCGAGTCAATGGGGTGGCGAAATCCACCGCGTCCACTGACCTCGCGAACGGCACGTTCACGCTCGCGACGGCGGACTACGATCCCGGCGACGAGGTGACGTGCGACTTCACCGGCTACGAGGACGACGCCGGCGATCCGATCGAGAACGCCGCCGATGTGATACTCGATCTGCTGGAAACGCAACTCGACCTGGAGTATGACCCGGCGACCTTCGACCAGGGGGAATGGGCCATCGCGGAGGCGCAGGCTGCTGACATCGGCCTGCTCGTGGATTCTCCGACCGAGGTCTACGACTCCATCGAAGACATCTGCGCTTCGGCGCGGATGATGTTCTTTCAGCATGACGACGGCCGCTACACGCTCAGGAAGTACAACCCCAACCGATCCGTCTCGCAGGCGTTCGAGGCGGACGAGCTCCTCGAGGTCCCCACGGTCGAGTACGACAAGAGCGAGGTCCTCAGTTCCATAATGGTCGGGTACGCGCGCGATTGGGCCGAGGATCAGTTGCGCTACCTGAATGATACTTCGCATGAGGCCGCTGTGTTTGAAGCCTTCAAGTCCCGTCCATCGGATACCTTCGACACCTTGCTAACTTCGACGGCAGATGCGCAGGACTACGCCGATGACGTCATGCTATTGAGCAGCGTCCAGATGCGCCTGTTCACCGCGAAGTTCAAGCTCCAGCCGCTCGAACGGGAGATCATGGATTTCGTGGACATCCCCGTAGTGCGCAAGAGCGGGGGATTTCTCGGCCTCGTGAAGGCCGAAATCCTCGGCATCACGAAGGACCTGCTCGCGGCACAGATCGAGCTCGAATGCCGCATCGTGGAAATCTACCCCGAGACCGTCTACGTGCAGGGCGGCTACTGGGGCGAGGACTACTGGGGCGACGAGGTGTGGGGCGCAACCTATCAGGAGGTGGTGGCATGAAGCCACGGATGACGATCACGCTGACCGGGACCACGTTCACCGATATGGAGCTGTCGGACGTCGGCTCCAGCGCCTTCACCCTCGACCACGACTGGTTCACGAAGCAGGACCTTGTGATCCGCACGGCGGCCGCGGGCGGCGGCACGCTGCTCACCGATGGCACCGACTACACCCTGGGGACCGAGGACACGGACCTCTCGGCCCGGGTGACGGCCGCCGTTGGCTCGGGCCGCAACGTCTACCACACGATCACCGTCACCAACGCGAGCTACCAGACCGGCGACCTGTACTTCTCCGGCAAGTACGTCGCCGACTCCCTGGACCCGCTGAAGCAGCCGAGCGCGCTCGTGACCGCCGACACTTTCCTCGACATCCTACAGCAGACGCTCCCGCCGTTCGTTCCGACCGGCATCCACAAGGGGTTCGTCGCGGCGTTGGCCGCCGAGCGATGCTCTGGCACCACCACCTCGGCAAGCGCCGGCAAGCTCGTCGACACCGGGGCGGATTTCGTGTCGGACGCGG